CTGCCGACCTCGAGGCCAAAAACGAGCAAATCAAGAGCCTCAGCGACGAGCTGCGGGAGATGCGCGAATTGCTCGAGATGGCGATGGCCGAGAAAGACGAGCCCAAGCGCCGCGGCCGGCCGCCGAAGGTCGCCGAGCAGCCCGAGGATGAGGGCATGGCTGCCTGATGGCTAACATCCTGGCGATTGTGCAGGACGCAACGGATCGGCTCGGGCTTGTGCGCCCGACTGCCGTCGTCGGTTCGTCGGATCATCAGGTGCGGCAGTTGCTGGCCCTTGCCAATCAGGAAGGCCGGGAACAGGCACGGCGCTATGGTTGGGAGGCGATCACATTCGAGAAGACATTCACGACGGTTGCCGCCGAAACGCAGACAAGCGCCGTTCCAAGCGACTTTGATCGGTTCGTTACGGGCACCTTCTATAACCGCACCAAATCGCGAACCGTCTTTGGCCCGATGACGGCCCAGGAGTGGCAGGACTACAAGGGCAGGCTTGCAACAGTCGTGTTCGATGCTTTTCGCATGCGGGGCGGTGACATCCTGATTGCGCCGACGCCGGCATCCGGTGAGACGATGGCGTATGAGTACATTAGCAAATTCTGGGCTGGTGAGGCAGACGACACGGCACCGACGTTATCAACCATCGCATCCGATACCGACATCGTGTTTCTGGATGACGAGGCGTTTACGCAGGGCATTGTCTGGCGGTTCCAACGGTCTCGCGGCCTCGACTACGGCGAGAGTTTTGCGCAATACGAAATGCACCTTGCCCAGCTCATGGGCCGTGACGGTGGGGCTAGAACGCTGCACATGGGCGCCATAGGCGGCAACAAGCCGTATCCGCCTGTTCCGCCTGACGGGAGCTGGAATCTCTGATGTTGATGCTGCGGCAGGCCCAACGACGCGTCAACAGGCGCAGGGCCGTCAAATCAACGACCGTGGCCGCGCCCGTTGGGGGGTGGAACAGCAAGACGCCGCTTGCAAACATGGACCCATTGAGCGCGGTTCAGCTCAAGAACTGGTTTCCGCAGCCTGGCTATGTCGAGGTTCGCAAGGGCTACAAAGTCCATTCGTTTGACCTTGGTTCAAACGTCAACACGGTGTCGTCAATCGACACGGGAACGGACACGTTCACGGCCAATGCTCACGGCATTGCTGATGGCTCGATCGTCAAGTTTCACGCGACGACCACGCTGCCTGGCGGCCTGTCGGCATCAGACAGCTATTACGTGATCAATTCGGCAACCAACACGTTTCAGGTCTCGCAAACATCGGGCGGTTCGGCCGTTGACATCACGTCTAGCGGGTCGGGCACAATCTCTGTCTATGAGCTATCCGAGCCGTCTGTCGAGACGTTGGCCGTCTGGCAGGGGCCGTCGAGCCATGCCCTGCTAGCGGCGGCTGGCGGCGCGTTTTGGTCAGTAGGCTCAAACGCAGCCGCTACGATGTCGTATGCCGCTGGGGCGTCCGATGACGCTTGGCAATGGTGCGCGCATACGACCGCTGCCGGATCATACACGTTCTTCGTCAACGGCGCAGACGCGGCCCTGCACTTCAATGGAACGACATGGGCCGCACCGACCCTCACGACAGCGACGGACGGCACCGATTGCGTGCAAGTGATCAGCCACAAAAAGCGGTTGTGGTTCGTGCTCAACAACTCGACCAAGGGCGCGTATCTCGGCACTGAGGCGATTGCAGGCGCAACGGCTGCATTTGAATTTGGTTCGTTATTCACCAAGGGTGGTTATCTCAATGCCATCGCCACATGGACCCGTGACGGTGGTGCTGGTGCCGATGATTATTTCGTCGCCATCTCGAGCCGTGGGCAGGTAGCGCTCTACCAGGGCACGGACCCGTCGAGTTCGAACACATGGGCTTTGGTCGGCGTGTTCGACGTGCCGCCCCCGATTGGTCGGCGGTGTTTCCAGAAGTACGGCGCCGATCTGCTGTTGATTACGCTAGAGGGTGTGTTTCCGCTGTCAAACCTGCTTGCGGTCGATCAGAGCCAGGTGTCTCGCGTGGCGATCACTGACAACATTGCCCCGAGCTTCAACACGGCGGCGCGGTCCTATGGCAGCAATTTTGGCTGGGAGGTCAGTGTCTACCCGCGCGGGACGCGACTGCTTGTCAACATCCCGACTTCGGAACTGACGACGGCCAAGCAGTACGTGATGAACACCATAACGGGGGCTTGGTGCGAATTCGACAACCACAACGCCATCTGCTGGTCTGTCTACAACGATATTCCCTATTTCGGTGGTCCGGACGGGACGGTGTACCAGGCAGACACGGGGTCTGCTGATATAGATGTTCCGATCACAGCAACGGGGCAGGGCGCCTATTCGGCATTTGGCAGCGCCAACCTAAAGCGGTTCTCGATGCTGCGCCCATTGGTCAGCGTGACCGGCAGCAATCGCCCGAACGTCGGCATCAGTGTTGATTTTGTCGAGACGCAAAACCTATCATCGATAGCCGCAACACAATCGGCGTCTGGCGCCCTGTGGGATACGGCGACCTGGGACAACGCCTCTTGGTCTGATTTGAGCCAGGAGGTCAACGACTGGGCAAATCTCGTTGGTCTCGGCACCTTCGGCAGCGTCAAGTTTACGGCTCAGACGGGTATTTCGAGCGGCGGCGGTGCGTGGGGCGTCGGGTTGTGGGGCTCGCTGCTGTGGGGGTCTCAAGGGCGCGCTGATGAGACTATGAGGGTGCAGGGGTTCGTTCTGCTGTTTGAGCAGGGGGAATACGTTTGAACCTCGTCACCGGCCATGACGCGACGGTTGTTGACTGGATAGCGAAGATCTACGGCGCCCATGTGCGTCATCATCCGCGCATGGTGCTTGGCATCATCGACGGCGGGGGCGTTCTTCGCGGGGCATTCGTGGTCACCTGGCACAACGACACGTCTGCCGAGCTGCACGTCTACGGGAAGATTAGCAACGGCACTGTCCGCGGCATGTTTGAGGCTGTGTTTGGAGGGTGCGGCGTGCATCGCCTTGAAGTGAGGACGCATAGGAAGCACAGGAAGGTGCGCAAGGCAGCGCCCAAATACGGGTTTCGATACGAGTCTGTTGCCCGCGATTACTACGGTCGCGGGCAGGACGCTTTTGTCTATGTCATGACGGCACCGGAATGCCGCTGGCTCAAGGGGGAAGACCATGGGCTCATTGTTCAAAGCGCCTAAAGCACCGGAGCCAATGAGCGTCGGCGCTGTGACGGCTCAGGCTAACCAACAGAACAGGCAGAACGCCGACCAGAACGCGGCATACAACCGTTTGAACCAGCGTGACCAGTTCGGCAATACGCTGAACTATTCGCAGACTGGAACCGATGCCAATGGCAATCCTATTTTTCAGGCATCGCAGGGCCTCGGGCAAACCGGCCAGCAGTTCGCGGGCGGTTTCGGGCAGCTCGGGCAGGATTATTTCAGCCGCGCCGGGCAGGACATGCCGTCGAGCCAAGGCGCCTTCGATCAAGCGTACAACTATGCAACGGCCAACCTTGAGCCCCGCTTTCAGCGTGCAACAGATGCCATGGAAAACAGGCTCCGCAACCAGGGGCTGGACCCGACGAGCGAAGCCTACAAGAGCCAGATGAACGACCTCGGGTTGCAGCAGAACGAGGCCCGCAACAATCTCGTCACCGGACTGCAGGGGCAAATGTTCAACCAGGGGATGCAGTCCCGCCAGCAGGGCATGAACGAGCTGCAACCCGGCCTGCAATTCGGCATGGGCACCTTGCAGCCGAATTTGGTCAACACGCCGCAAGTTGGGGTGCAGAATGTGGACGTGGCCGGGCTCAATCAGGCCGCCTACAACCAGCAAATGCAGCAATACCAGCAGCAGATGCAGCAGCGTAACGCGATGATCGGCGGTCTTGCGAGCATTGGCGGCACTGCTGCAGGAGCTCTAATGGGCGGGCCGCTGGGCGCAAGCTTGGGCAGCAGCTTGTTTGGTTCTGCCGGGTCTGGCTGGAGATCACCAGACACTGGATACAGCTTTAATCCTAGCTCGGGACGCTATGATAGAGGGTATGCCTGATGGTTCAGCCGGCGCCGTTTAGCAACGTCATGACCCCCGACGAGATCGCACAGAAGCGGCGGATGGCGCAGCTTTTGATGCAGCAGGGAACCGACGCTTCGCCTGTGGGGCATTGGACGCAAGGTCTGGCGCGCGTGGTCCAAGGCGGCGTGGGTGGCTACCAGATGGGCCAGGCCAACCAGGGCCAGAAGGACCGCAATTCGGCGGTGCTGAATGCTCTGAGAGGCGATCCAAACTTTGGCAAGCTGTCGCCTGGGCTGCAAGGGGTTGTCTCTCAGGACCCATCCCTGACGAATTCTGTTGTCGGCAGCATGGTTGGGCATCAGCTTGACCCGAATGCTGGCCTGAATCGAAGGCTACTCGAAGCAAGAGTTAAGACGGCAGAAAACCCAACGACGGAAGACATCCGCGAATATGAATATGCAGCTGCAAAGGGATATAAAGGCGGGTTTGATCAGTGGATGGCTTTGAAGAAGGCGCCAGCAGGTGGCAACTACGGACAGAATGGCCAGATATTCAAGGGGCCTGATGGGAACTTCTATAGCGTCCAATTCGGCCGGGACGGGAGCCTCAAGACGCAGCCGATCACGGCCAGTGGCGGAGGTCTCACGCCATCGAAAGGCGTTGAAAGGGTCGGCAGCGAATTGGTTGATAAGTCAACGGGAAGACCTGTACGCAACGTGTCGCCGCAAATCGAAGGCGGCAAAGTCGCGGAAGAAGTTGGCACCGCGCGCGGCAAAGCACAGGTCAATCTAGGCTCAAATGTCAATTCCGGAATGGAAGCATTTCACGTCGTCAGCAAGGCGCTTCGCCACCCTGGCGCGTGGAAGAACTTTGGGGCAGTTGGCGCATTCCCGAACTACCCTGGCGGCGACGCGGCCAACGCAAAAGCCTTCCTCGACCAGATCAGTGGCATCAACTTCCTAGAGGCATATAAGGGCCTGAGAGGCGGCGGCACGATCACAGAGATTGAGGGTCAGAAGGCGGAAGCCGCCAAAGCACGGCTAAGCCGGGCGCAAAATTGGGAGCAGGCAAAGGCGGCGCTGGTTGAACTCCAAGGCAGCATTATCCGCAACATACAGGGCGCATATTCGGATGCTGGCCAGAAGCCGCCGTCGTCCCAGGAGGTGTTGAGGATGTTGCACGGCTTTAACCCGACAGCAGGGTTGGGCGGCAAGGGAAGCCCGGCGATTGATGAGGCGCGGGCCGCTATCGCCAAGGGCGCCCCGCGCGATAAGGTGATTGAACGGTTGCGTCAAAACGGCATTGATCCGGCGGGGCTCTGATGGGCATGTTTGACGATCTTGTGCCGCAGGACTTCGCGGCACAAGTGACGGGCGCAGGCGACGGAATCTTCGACGACCTGATCCCGAAGGCTGATTTCACGCGGCCAGACGCCGAAATCAGGGCTGCTATCTCAAGGTTGCCGCCAGAACAGCAAAAGTTGGCTCAGCGCCAGTGGGCTGAACATCGCGTTGCCAAGACGCCGGGATTGTCTTTGCCGTCGCCGGCACGCGGCATCCCTATTATTGGCAACTATCTTGACGAGGCTACAGGTGCCATCCAGGGCGGGTTGCATTCGATCACGGGCGGTGTTCTCGGGCGTCCATATGATGAGGCTGTTGAGGAAGAACGCGCCCGCGAACGTGCCGCGACAGCCAAGGCACCGATCACGACAGCAGTAGGAAACTTGGCTGCTGGCATTGTGACGGGCGGACCGCTGCTATCACGCATCGCTCCGGCAAGAACGTTGCTTGGAAAAGTCGGCCAAGGTGCAGCGATTGGCGCCGGCATTGGCGCAACGGAAGGGTTCGGGGCGGGTGAGAACTCATTGCCTAGCAGGTTCGATAGTGCAGCGTCCGGTGCAAAGTGGGGCGCCGGCATTGGCGCCGGTCTTCCGGTTGGTGCCTCTCTTGCGTCCCGCGCCTACGGAAAGGCCGCGGAGACGGTTGCGCCATTGGCCGCCAGGTTGCGGCACGGCCCCGAAGAAGCTGCCGACACTATCCTAGCGCAGCGCATTGCGCGTGAAGGTTCGTCTCCGGCGCAAAAGCGGTTAGACCTGCAGCGCGGGCAGGGTTACGACGCGCGCATGAATGCAAACTCAGAGGCCACACTGCCTGAGACTATAGCGGACACGTCGGACGCGATGCGCCGGCTGACAGGCTCGCTTTATCGGCAGGGCGGCGAAGCTGGCAATTACATCAAGGACACGCTGACACGCCGGCAACGCGGCGGCGAAAATCTATACGCCCGTACACAGGGCGGCGCGCCTGACGGGCAGATGGCCCGCATCATGGACGCAACAGAGCGGTCACTTCTCATTCGCTCGAGCGGGTCTGCTTATCAGACTGAGCAGCGCATCATGCGCGATCAGGCGCGCGAGGGGCGCCGGCTTTATGACGAGGCGCGAAGGAACTCGGACCCGTTCGACCTAGGCGGCGCAACATCAGCCATGAGCCTTGTTGCCCAGCAATACCCGCGCGGGGCAACGCGCCGGCAGATTGATAAGGCTATCCGGCTGTTCACTGGCACCAACATGCCGGCAAACGACATCAGGCGATTTGACAACGCCAAGAAGGCGCTTGACGACATGATATCAAAGGCGCAGCGCGCCGGAGAGAACAACCTCGTGCGGGAATTGACCGAGTTCAAGCGGTCTCTGTTGGATGCCGTTCATGTGCCAAACCAGGCAGGACGCGCTACGCAAAACCTGCGCTATCAGGAGGCCCGCGACGCCTGGGGGTCTGCCGCCGAAAATCGGGAGGCAATTGACCTCGGCCGAGCCGCCTTGCGCGATGCAAGCGAGGTCAGCGTTGATCAATATCGCGCCCTGTCGCCAGGGCAACGGCAGCTGTTCCGCATCGGCTTTCTTGAGAGTATGCGCAATGCACTGCGCACGCGCCGCCCTGGCAATGACGTTACGCAGATATTCGAGCAACAAAGGGTGCGCGAGCTGATGGGCGAGATTATCCCGAGGTCAAGGGGCGATGCCGTGTTTGCTGATCGGCCCGAGCGGTTCGGCAACGTCATCAGGCGCGAGCAGCGCATGATGACGACGAACCGAGATGTTCTCGGTAACTCGGCTACGGCGCAGAGGCAAGCCGACGACATGGCCTTCGCAGGCGATGCTCTTGCCGGCATGTGGAACAGGTTTAGGCAAGCTCCTAGCCTGTTCAATATGGGCGTTGAAGCGGTAGGCGTGGGCATTCAGCGGGTGTTCGGGTATCGGCAGGACGTGGCTATATCTCTCGCGCGGCGGTTGCTTGAAGCGGACCCGCAGGCGCGCAACCAAATTCTGCGTCGGTTGCGGTCGCGCGGTGGGCCAGATGTGTTCGCTAGGTTCGCTGATGCGCTCGACAGGTCTAGTCTAGCGCTTGTCGGCGGGGCGGCTGGTCCTGTGCAAATCGAGGGGCAGAAATAATGTTGGGGGCGGTCAGAACTCACGCTTACCAGCCTGCCGGTCTGAGTCGGAAGCCTTCAACGTCCGCCCCCAGGGGCAATGGAAGCACATCACCAGAGGCAAAGCAAGATGGCTGATCCGACCGTAAAAGCAATTCAGGAGCGTCTTGCCGCCAAAGGGCTTTATCGCGGCAAGATTGACGGAATCATGGGCCAGGGCACCGCGCAGGCTCTGGCTATTGAGTCTAGCATGACGCCGCCCAAGACCGGACCAAGCGACAATGAAGTTAAGCTCAAGGAACTTGAGCTACAGGCTGAAAGCCAGAAGAATGATCCGACCGGACGTATTACAAGGATGCTTACTGACGTTGCGCCATTGCTCGGCGGCGCAGCTCTTGGGACGGCAATAGGAACAAGCAGGGCCAATAAATTCAAGGCCGCTGTAAGAGAGGTCAAGCGGGACGCGCCGAACCTGCAACGTACAGCGGAAGCAATGGCACGTTCGCGCTCTGCGTCTTCGGCGCATGTTCAAGCGGCGCTAGGTGACGCTGCGAAATCGATGCGAAACGTGCGCAGCGGCGGCGTGGGGGGGCTTTGTGGGCAGCTCTGCCGTGGGCTGCAGAAGGTGCTTACGCACGTTACCGAGGTGCAACAACAGAGGACCCGGAAGCAGCGCAGGCATGGGACGCGGCTGGCAACTTCGGTGCGTCGGCAGGTTTAGCCCAGATCGGCAAGGAACTTGGTTCCCGGCACTTTGTCGCCCCGCCCTCTCCGACTGCCATAGCTGTTGCCGAAGGGCTTGGCAACGCTGGCAAAGCTGCTTTGCAGGCGCAAAGCGCGAGCATGCCACCGCCCGGCATGAATTGGCGGGGTGCCGCTGGCAAGGCCGGTGCTCTAGGGGCTGGGTTTGGTGCTGGCATGTTCCTCGGGAGCCCATTGGCAAAAGCAGCTGGCGCAGACGACGACACTGCGGACGTTGTTGGGACTGGGGCTGGCGCAGCTGGCGCCGCGGCTATGGCATCGCCAGCTGTTCGGGAGAAGATGGGCCGTGTTTTCAGCCCAGTGGCCATGGCACTGATTGCCAAGGAAGCGATGGCCAGGGGGGGAAATCTAGCTGGTGTCGATCCTGAAACCAATGATGCCGTTACGACTGGTGGCGCTGCAGGGCTCGGTGCCGCAACCGTCGCAAGCCCAGTGCTTCGTCAGGCGGCGACAAAAGTTCTCGGCCCGGTTGGCTTGGCACTTTTGGCCTACGAGGCCCTAAAGCCGTCGCCGGCATACTAGCCAAAATACAAATGCATGCCGAGGATGATGCCAACGGCAGCGAGTGCGATCAGCGCTTGCTGGCGCACTGTCGCGCGGTGGTAGTTCCACCAGATGCGTTCAATGCGTTCTTCTTCGTTCATGTCCAAGCTCCAAAGTTGCATGCGCCGAGTCTAGCGGGCGCAATCCAGCAAATCAACCGTTAGGAGGGCGCCTTGCCGCGCAATGGTTCTGGCACCTACTCGACGCCAAACAGTTTTTCATCTGGCACGACTATCGAGAGTGCATCGGTAAACGCAAACTTCTCCGACGTTGGAACGGAGCTGACGAACAGCCTGCCGCGTGATGGTCAGGCTGCGATGACGGGGCAGCTTAAGGCGGCCAACGGCACGGCAGCGGCGCCAGGGATCACTTTCGGCACCGATACGGATACGGGGTTCTACCGGGCTTCGGCTAACACAATCGGCGTTGCCATTGGCGGCGCTGCCGGTGGCACCATCGACGCCAGCGGTTTCGCCAACGCTGATGGCGACTACGCCACTCATTTCCCGTCTGGCACCGTGATGCTGTTTGTGCAGACGGCAGCGCCGACCGGATGGAC